CAATATGGGCCTTCATAGGAACCCAGATGTCACCCTCGTAATTACGAAGATACTCGTATGCTGAGCGTAATTCAGATTCGCGCTCTTTAACTGTCAAATTATTACCAGCAGTTCCACCAAATAATGAAGCAGCAGAAGAAGTAATATGTGGAAAGTTAGGCATATAATCATAATGTAATCTAATATGAGATACAACATTATCTTGAATAATTCCACCACCAGGTCCAGGTAAATTATCTTTACCAGTAAATTCTAATATACCATTGTATGGATCTTTTAGAATAACAGATGTACCAATTTCATATTTAATACGAGTTCCATAATTAAAAATCATTGGAAAGTTTGCACTAGCATTAAGTAATAACTCTTGTCCTCTAACAAAATAATTTGTAGCAGTTTGAGATTTAATACTTTGTAACTGAGATAATGTTTCAACTTCTGAAATAAATCCTTTTACAGATACTCCAGTAATTCTTACAAATTTACCAGCTTTAATTTTACCGTCTTCACCAATAAAATCAGTCATGTTAGTCCATTTAACAGATTTAACATCAGGTTGACCTGTACTGAATTCAATATCTCCAAGATTAGGAGTTGTTAAATCATAACAACCAGAAGCTGCAGTACCAACACCAAATGCACATCTAGAACGAGTTCCTTTAATAGGATCTGCTTCAATAAAGTCTGCAAGATAAACACCAGATGTCATATCGTAAGGTAATTCAGTCCACTGACCTTCAGGTTTAATTGTATCAGATACAAAAACTCTGATAGCACCAAATGGTCTAACCATAACACCATCAACATCTTTCTTATCAACACCTTTAGCTTTAGCATCAGTATATAAACCACTAGGTCCAGCATAGTCACTATATATTGCATTGTTATTAACAAAGAAATCGTAAACTACACCAGTATTAGACGCAACACCGTTAGTGTCAGTATCATCTAATGGTAAATCAATAGTTAAATTAAATTGATTAAGTTCATCATATCCATTTAATGAAGTAGGTATTTCATCAGCTAACACAAAGTCTACATTATACATAAATTCAGAAACAATATTACCAGTAGGTGATGTAGCGGTTCTAAAATCATTATCGTAATCTTTAAGAGCTTGAATTGTATCCCAACGTGAAGTACCTTTACCATCTAATGGTAATATATCTAAAGTAGTTGAGAATCCATCAAATTCATGAATGTCCCATTGGGATGTACCTAAGCCTTCAACTGTTTTTAATCTAATAATATTATTAGTTACAGTTGTATTCTTAACTTTTCCGCCATCTACAGCATCTATATCATACGGTAGTTCTGGTTGAGTAACAATGTATGCATCGTTACCTTGAACTATTGATCCAGATGTAGATACAACTTCAAGTAACTTGATAGTTGTAGTATTAACATTAGGATTACTAACACCAGGTGTTAGTCCACTAATTGCAAGTTCATAATCCGCAGTTAAATCGTCATATTCAGCTGTAACAACAGAACTCATATTTCTATCTGTATTTATAGCATAAGCTAATTGTGCAACGTTATGTGCATCAACAGATGTGTTATCGTAATTAGTTGTATCAACTTTAAAGTATGAATATAATCTAGTTTTTGGATTAAACATAGCAATGTCACCAGCATGGTTACGACCATTGTCATATTTAATTGTAATTAGATCATAAGCAGGTCCAGGAAAGCGACCTTTTAATCTGAGTGATGTAATCATATCATCACTATCTTCTTCATTTATTCCATTAGAATTTGTTTCATGTAACTCTAAAATAGATGTTTTAGCGTTACCAATTCGTACACCAACTATATTTTGGTTATTAGGTTGTGAATGCCAGCATTCAAATATACCTCTAACTAAGTCACCTTCAGCAAGAAATCCCCAGACGTATTCAGCATCCTCAGGTAAATCAACAACAACAGGTTCATATAGTGGACCATCCGAAGCTGTGCCAATAATCACCACTCGTCTATTACGAGCAGAAGGTCTATTAGCAACAGTTAAGCCAAAGTCTTGTAAAATAGTAGAAGAGCTTGGAATAGCGTATTCTCTAGCCATTGTTTACTCCTTATTTTTATTGAAATGCCATTTGTCTAGAATACGATTATAATAATTAGAAAGATTATCATTCATCGTTAGTTCATTTGTTGATGTAATAGTATTAATATCAACATCAATGCGACTAATAGGCATAATAGTATCATTATAGATATGTTCAGTTCTTATATAGTATAGCATAGAACGCACATGAAAATTATTTTTCATTTGAAAAATAGTATCATCACGCATTCTACGAGTAAAGTACAGGTTATTTACACCTGCCTCTCTAAACATACCAGTATAAGGTAACATGTATCTACGTTGAAACCAGTCAGCTAATTCCTCAACTTCCCAATTTGAACGAGACCATATATTATACTGAACAAGATTATCCATAAATTGACCTTTTACTTTAATATATTTATAAAGTTTTCCGTTTTTCTCGATAAACAAATTGTCACTATGGTTTTCTAATACTGATTTATACTCAGCATCGAATACCAAAACTAATTCGCGTTCACGAGGTTTTATTTCTTGTGTTCCACTGAATGGTGCACTACTTACTGTACCTGGTTCTTGTCTTACTAAACCCCAAGTTATATGAGGTGCAGGTAAATTTTCAATAGTAGCATATTCATCTTCAGATCTGTCTAATAAATCATGTCTAAAATGAGGCATGTCTTTATATTCGTCTGGATTTAACGTTGGTAATGTTTTAACAAATTTAGGATCATCTTCAGGTAATAGATACTCAGGGAAGTCTGGTGAAAAAACTAACATAGGATGAACTATAGCTAATGAGTTCGTCATTAGCATATGCATCTCTAGTATAGATTGTACACTTCCTCTACTCTTACTATGTTCTGGATTATAGTGTCCCATTATATTATTACCACTAGCATTACCAGTAGTATCTAATACAACAAATGATAAGTCCGCAGATATTGCTGGATCAATTCCAGCATTTTTAATAAAGTCTCTATTTATAATCATACTTAACCTCTAATATGTTATGTTGTTTTCTTTACATAATACTTCTATGTATTGAACATTTCCATTTTCTAATCTAAATTTATGAACTCTAGCTACATCAAATTTGTATTCATATTTCATATTAGTTAAATCTGGTTTTTTGGTGTGATCGTCTAAATACATTTCTAATATTTGATCACCATCTTGAAGCGGGACATCCCACTCAAAATAGTAAACGTATTTGTGCTGTGCAAGTTCTGCTACTTTTTCACCTTGAATAGAACTACGAGTAAACCTAGAAGGTACTCTTCTAGCTCTAACTAAGTAATCTGTAAATGGATGATTAGCGCCACCTACTCCTTCTTTAGAATATTCGTTAAAGTATACAGACTTATCTTTACCAGAAAATACTCTAGCTATAACCCAATGCCCCAATGGATGTTTACCAAACGAACCATATAGTATTCTATTCATTTCTATTCGTAAATCAATTCCATCAGCATCAGATATTAATCCAGGATAATAACTATTTTGTATTTCACTATCAGTTGTTACTGTATCATCTATAAAAAAGTTCATAATTAAAACCTTCTACGATTAGGGTATCTAGTATTACCATTTTGTAACCATGGTCCATTTGCATTTGGTTTATTATTACTTATCCTATTATGTCCGTCTTGTGAAGGATGAACATAACCTTTGGATCCATTATACAAACCTCTTGCTCCATTATTAATACCAGCACCAGTTCCACATGCGTTTGCACCATTACTAAGTATTCCTTCTAATCCAGTATAGCAATCATAGAAGTCTTTCTTAGGTCCATATCCGCAACCACTTCCACTACCACTACCAGATCCACCTCCACCATATTTGATTGTTAAATCACCTAATGTTTTTGTTTGTCCACTTGCTGATCCATCAATAGACCTAAGTCTATCTAATAGATTAAGTAAAATGTATGACACTTTACATTCAACATAACGTCTTAAGTTATATGGGACAAGTTCAGGAGTGCAACCATAATGATCATATGTTATTCTTGGTGCTCCTCCACACGACCCACTTATATTTAATAAATCAATTGCTTCTTTAGACACTCTATGTATGTATCTATTGATTGTATCGGATGTGAACTTTTCAGCTTCAGGTCCTAAATTCATAATAATTGTAGACGCATATGTAAACATTGGGCACATTTTAGATGTAAACCAAAAATATGCATCTGTTAACATTGTTAATTTATTTATACTTTCAATATTTCTATCTATAAACACAGAGTATTCTTTATTATATATAAACCCAGGAACATATAAATTATCTTCGTTAATATACATAGCTGGTAAAATATAAATAATATTAGAATCAACTAAGTATTTATAATGTAAATCATCATATACATTAGCATATGCTGTTTCATTTATAAAAACATCAACACCTCTAATATATTCAGTACGTCTATTTGTTACGGCTTTAACTTCTACAGTATATCCAGAATCAATAATACCACCATGTGTTTTAACTAATAATGTACTATTATCATATCGATTAACATCTTCTGTGAACACATTATATACTAATGAATTATATTGTCCACTATTAATAATAATATTACCAGATATGTCAGTGAATCGATCATTCCATTCTTGTAACCGCGCATCAAATGGTTCCGTTATTTCTTTAGAATCAACATACACTATGTAATTCTTAACAACTTCACCTGGACTTAATAGTGCACTATAATCAAATACTAATTCATAGTCCTCTTCAACTGTTTTTTCAAAATATAAATTACCTGACATGATCTACTCCAATACACCTTTAGTTGTAACTGATATATAATTATTATAATCAACACCACTATTAGATGGCATAATATCATTAAACTCTAATTTAATGAATCGTAATTCATCTAATGGTATATTAGATTGCATATGTAGTGGCCAGTGTGTAAGTAACATTAGATCATCATCTAACACTGGAGGTATTAAACCAGGTGGTATAATTACACCACATGAGTCTTTTTCTTGAATACTTAATAACGCAGAGATTCGTGCAACTTCACACCAATCACCTTTTGCTACAGCTATTGCTAAATCTTTCTCTAGTTGATCAGTTGGGTCTACAATTTCACCTATTTCAATACCAGTGTAAAACTTATAAGTATACGTTTGTTGTATATAATTATCATTAATAGATTTAACACTATCTGGATATTTATTTACGAATACACTATATGTTGTTTCAGGATCTAAAAAAGTATCAGGCGTAAACGTTAGAATATTAGCAATACCTGATATAGTCCCAGAGTCCGTGTACTCATATCCAACAACACCAGCAACTGGAGTATATAAATAATCCGTAACAACAATATTATTATTGCCAATTGCTGACGTATCAATTTCATCATTTAAATAAATTTTAATTATTTCATTTCTATTAACATCTTGTTCATTAATAGTAGGAGAATGACTTGATATGAGTAAATCGTACATATAGTTTCCTTTTAATTATTCATCATCATTAACAGATATTGCTGACATACTTGGAGCAAATGTGTTAAGCTTAGCGCGTAGTGCATCAAGTATAGTAGCTCTTGGTCTATTCAATCTATTATAACCACTTAATTCGTAATCATATAAATCCATTATATTATTTTTAGCAGAGAATGGTGCGTTTTTAATAAATGAAACAAGATCGTCGTGTTTCGCATTATTAAGTTTATCATACATTTGTTTATTTTTACCAGTAAAGATGATATCACCATCCGTTCCATTTTGAGAACCCTTTTTATATGAAAAGTTTCGTTTAATTTTACGTTCAACTGGAACAACAACATTATCTGGGTCAAATGCAATAAGAATATTATTATTATAAGCAGTTATTATATTTGATATGTTAGACTTATCAATTTTAGTAGTATCAAAATATGATTTATCTTCGATGTCAACTAATCCATACTGTCCATGTTGTGAACTCGCATTATCGTTCTTATCAACTTTAATATCTTTACTAACAGAATACCCATCTTCTTTATAATTAGTGTACTCAGCGTCGGAAATGAAACCTCGTCCAATAAATTTAGTTGTAGTTTTATAAAGTCTAATTCCTGACGAATTAGGTCCACTAGTATCAAACCACATTGTTCCTTTATTAAGTTTAAGAAACTTTGGTAATTTAAATTCTGTTGATTTTTTAGTTTTAGTACTATTCGAAGTAGCCATATACACCTCCTGTATTTAGTTAATATGGTTTTGTAATTATAGTATAGTAACAAAACACAAAAAGGAGTAAGTCAATTAAGACTTACTCCAATTTATATAAACAATAGTTTAATTATTATTTAATTTATAACATACCTGAAGGCTTAACATCACGCTCAAGAGGTTTAAGAACTTGTGTATTAGAGTTCTCAAAGTTGTAGTTTCTATCAGTAGAGATATTACGAGCAACCGCAATTCCTTTACCTTGCTCAAGAAGAGCGAGTCCCCACATCTCTTTAAGTTTGATATTTTCAATATCGCGCTCAGGATCTGACCATCTGTCCATTGTAACAGGCATTGATTGTCCAATAAGACCACAATTACTTGAATCAACCATAACTAAGTTAGAAGTTGAACCAGAAGTAGTTTCATTAGAATCACCAGCAGTACGCGCACCATAAGTAAATGGTACATAAGTTGTTACAAGAACTTCAAGTGGAGTTGGAAGATACTTTGGTGCAATATTAAATGTAGCTCCGAGTGGATTCAAAGTTTGAGTCCAAGCATAAGCACCTTTAGTATTATTACCAGAAGTTTCTGAGTTACCAGTACCTTTAGTACGAAGACCAAGTCCTGAATGACCAGTAGGCCAACCTTCAGCATAAGAACCATTAGGGTTTTTATAAGAAGAAACAGTAGCTCCATCAAGTACAACTTCACGCATTTCTGTATCAGTCATAAATGTTTTCCAAGCAAGAGGGTGCATCATAAGAGTATCTGGAGTAAATCCTCTGTGAAGAAGATAAGTATACATTTCAAATACATCATTAACAGTCATAGAACCATTTTGAACACCAGTGATATCTCTACCAGTAGTTGTACCAATGTACGAGTTACTTGGATCAAGGTTATCAAATACATCATAACCCATTTCATTGATAAGCTTAGCAGCAGTACGCTCTTTATGACGAGCAAGTGCACGTCCAGCAGCACGAAGCCAAATACCAACAACATCAAAAAGATTCTCTTGAAGAACTTCTTCAGTAAGAGAGATCTTAAGACCATGTTTGTCAGTAGTAAGTGCTACCATATCGCCGCCATCAAGGTCAACGAAACGTTCAGGATATTCTCCACCCTGTCCAACACGTCCAGCTTCCATAGCTCCGATTGCTCCAATTTGAATTCTAGATCCACGAGGGATTTGAATTTCTTGGAAAAGCTTGTCTACGATAAACAAGTTTGGTTCAATAGCTTCACGAACAACAGTTTCAACTGTTTGCGGGATGAAGCGTGTTAAGTCTTGAGTAGTGATTAAATCTTTAAGTTCAAAGAAATCAACATTACCTTCGGCATCTGACATAAGACCACGGTTAGTAAACGCATCATATACGTTATTGAACATAACACGATCGTCTTGTTTTTTAAAATCTCTAATAGCAATTTCGTCTTTAATAAACATTTTATATCTCCTTATGATACGCTAATATTAATACGAGCAACGCCGTATTTACCAGATCTTACAGCGAATAATACTTCTTCAATAGTAGGAGCAGTTCCAGTTGTAAGAGTTTCTGTTGCAACTACAAATTCAAATAAGAATGATGGTAGTCCAGCAGTTTGAGTTCCAGGCATACGTGAGCCAGGATATGTTTCTACATCTTCAAGGCCAGATTTTGGAAATCTAGTGTCGAGACTAATAAGTTTACCAACAGTTTGATCAGTAACAGATGTACTAGTTTGAACCATATAATCACCTAAAATAGTTGGTTGAATTAATGAACCAATAAGATTCTTTGTTGAACCTTCAGCGATAGCCATATATGAAAATACTTTAGATAGTTTACGTTGCTTAGCTGTATTTTTAGCATGAGGACTATCTGTTGCAATAAGATTTGCATCTACTACAAAAGGTACTTCAACGAACCAATCTGTAAGTACATGTCCACCATCAGGCCACATGCGATAATTAAGCCATCTACCACGAATATCTTGATACCAATCATGATAAACTACACCGATAGGTTTATTACTTGGAATTGTGCATGTTTCACCATCAGCAGCAGCAGATCCATCAGCTTTATATGAGCCAGCATCTTCTACAGAATACTGATAATCAGCATCACCAAGTCCACCAGTTGCTGGAACGAGAAGAGTAGAAATATACTCATCATATCCAAAGTAAGATGTATCTTGTCCATATGAACCAGTTCCACCTGTTACTTGATTTTCGAATCCATATAATACACCTGAAGATGCAATTGAACCAGATACTGTATCAAGAATTAAACCACCATCAGGGTCCATGTCAAATGCTGAAACAGCACTAACAATTTTACCTTTAGGAATAACAACGTAATCCTCGGTAGTAATATCTTTCTGAGATACAGGTAAATATTTATAAGCAGCGAAATATTCTGCTGGGCGAACACCCTCTGATACTTCAAATCTAGCTCTTGCAGCAAGAGGTGATTCAGCATATCGATCAGGGCGGTTACGAGTAGGCACTTTGTGGGTTGACTGAGCTGTGAAATTCAATCCGAAATTATTAATTGCCATTTTAATCCTCCATTTTATTATGTTTGAAGAAGCGATCAATTCTGCTTTCTTCATGACTTTCGTCAGTGTTAACAATAGTTGTTTCAACTTCTTCAGAATTATCTGCATCAGTTGAATCTGTTAATGTTTCGTTATTTACTTTAGGAATCGAAGTAGCAGTATCATTTCTATAATCAGAAAGTGTATCTACCAAGCTATCAATTTTCCGTGAAGTAAATTTAGTTATTTCTTCATCGCGATTATCAACAATATGTTTATAATCTAAAATGTTATTAATAATTGCTTTCTTATAACCAACAGTAGCTGTAGCGTTATCGTCAAGTAATTTATTAATTTCATCTTCTTTACTAATTAGTATAGTACTTTGTTTAGTAATCTCATCAGATAAAAGAGTTTCTTTTTCTTTCAAAGACTCAATAGCATCAGTTAAAGTTTTAACTTCAGATACGAGAAAGTCGCAGTAAGAAATAATTTCATCTTTTTTACCTTTAATGATTGTTTCATAATCATCAATTGAAAATTCTACTTTAGTTTCATCTTCAGTAGTTTCTTCATCTTCAGTAGTTTCTTCATCAGAAGGAAGATCAGCATCTTTATTCTCATCAAAGAATGATACGATGATTTTAGTTTCATCTTCAGTGAACTCATCATCCATTCTAAATGCTAATACTTCAGCATCATCTGTTAAAATATCAAAGCGCTTACCTTTACGGTAAAGAGCACCTTTAATTTTATTTTTAATAGCATCATCTATATCTTCCATAGTATCTAGTAATTTTAATCCTGCTTTAACATGAGCTTCATCATGTGCTGGAAAACTTTTACTAGGACCACAAAAAACTGAGTCAGCCAATTTAGCACGATCATCCGCACTAAGTTTACCCTTTTTTGTCATATCATCCTCCATAAAAAAGTCTGTTAATATGTCTTCCTTATCACTAAGGAAAGTTTCGTAAGCCATTGACCCATCACCTAAATCAATAGAAGTAATTCTAGAGAATGGATCAGCAGGATTATTTACGAATGAGTTTTCTTTATATTCAATTGCGTCAATTATCCAATAAGCTTTTTTGCCATCGTACATTTGACCTTTTTCGTGTTCACATAATCCATCAGTTGTAAGTGATTGATTACATATAGAACATCGAACTTTGTTAGTAGAACTACCAACACTACATGTTAGATAAATTCCTTTAATAACATTAGCAATAGCATCTTCATCAGTAATCTCTACTGATAGTTCCACGAAATCTTTTGGTTCATTTTCCATAGTAGGAGTATCTTTGATTTCATAACCATCAATACGACCAACTGCATCTCTATGTTTATCATGATGAAGTAATTGAGGTTTCTTATAAGGAGTAACCCACGTTTCACCACCACCATTTTTAATAGCATCTAATGTATAATAAAGATTATTACCATTCACATAATTTAAGTGAGTTGCACTAATACCTACTTTGATACTATCAAGTTTTTCAATTAGGTCATTAATATTTTTCTTCATCATTAAGCTCCAAATTTGTATTCATGCTATAAACTTCATCCATAATAGAGTTAATTATATACTCATATTTTTCGTCTGAATCTATAGTACCTAGTCTATCTACTCTATCAGTTATTCTAATCATTACAGTTTTAAGTGTTTTACTATACATAACTTCATCGTTGATATACAATTGTAGTATAGCATTGTTTACATTATTATATACTTTTGTCAGGAATGTTTTTCTATTCATAGCTGATTTATAATTACTATTATCTAATAAGTTTTTAGCTAAGTTGTCAATATATTTAACACTTGATTCAATACTATCTTTTTTAAATTTAGGCCTACTTAATTGTTTACCATATTGATTTTGCGGTTGTGATTTAGCAGTAGTTGATTTCTCAGATGACTTAGTCGCCTTATTGCCTTTACTACTTTTAGATATAGCTGGTTTAGATGTACTAGTAGCAGTAGGCTTAGGTGCAGCTTTAGCAATCTTAATACTAGCATCAGCTTGTTTCTCAATAACAGGTATCTGAGATTCAGCAGTAGCTTTAACTAAAGGTATCTGAATTTTATTTAAATATAAATCACCTTCATTTAAATTAGCTTCCATGTTAATTTCTAGTCTGGCTTCTTCTAGTGTTATTAAGTTACCTTGATACTTTTGTAAAACATGTGTCTCACTTTTAATAGCAGCTTCTAAATCAATCTCATTAAATCTAACTTGATATTCAAATTTAGATGGATCATATCCACCGTCTAATACTAATTCTTTTAGGAATTCAATTTCTAATTTATTAGATATGATTCGTTGAAATGACTTAGTTATAGATTGCATAGCAACATATGCTGCTTCTGCAGTATTTCTATTTGATGTATCTGATTCACCCATAACAGCAGCCGACACACCAAGTCCAGAATATACACGCTTCTTAAAGTGATCTATAAATTTCATAATATCAATTGGGTCATTGTTATTAGTAACGGTTTCAACTGTATGAGTATGAGGTACACACATTATACCAAACGTATTCATGTTGTTTATCTCCATTGCAACAGCATCTACTTCACCAGGTGCAGCTGGATGTGAGTCCGTTCCAACTTTATAAAGATATAGTGGCACGGCATATTGGAATCCTAATATCTCTGCTTCTTCTTCTAGTTTACGAAGAGCTCTTACGTCATCTAGTACTGAATGAATTGGTGTTCTACCAGTTAATAGTCCAGGTATTTTATTATACGTTAAATGTATTACGTCGTCTACTTTATATATCTTTTCATCACCAGCTAATACTTGTTTATAATATTTAATGTTACCATTTGCATCTAAACCTATTTTCATAGTTGACGCATCTACTATAAATAACCCAACAACTGGCTGAACTGTTCTATTATACAACTTATAAGATGAACCAAATTTAGATAAATCTTTTTTACGTATTTTAATTACATACGCATTAGCGTATGTAACTAGTTGTCTAGATATATTATCAAATACTTCTTTAAATTTAGTATTAGTAAATAGTTCTATTTCTCTAATTCTACCATTAATATGTTTTTGTAAGTTATCATTTGGTACAATTATTCCGTATCCATTTTGATTAATTTGTTCAGTAAATATTTGAGTATATCGATTCAATAATCCATCTAATTGTACAGCATTCGCAATTGTAGTTAGATCATATTCTGAATCAGCAAAATCAATACCCATTACTGTTTTATTATATTGTCGTGTATAATTAAAGTATTTAGGTTTACTAAATTTAATATTAGGATCTTTAATTGTTGCGTCAACTAAGTCTCCATTAATATTATAATCGTTATCATTAGTATCACTATTTGTTTTAGTGACTTTAAATATTTTTAATAAATCCATTTAACCATTCCTACTTTGTTTTATAACATCGTCAATAATACTAAAGATATCATTAGGTTCTAATACAACTGAACATGAGTTCTGTATAGAATCATCACCATTATTCATATTAGCATTATTAGCATCACTCATTAAATTATTAGCGTCACTAGGTGACATATTCATTCTATTAATTAAAAATGCTTTTAATTCATCGTTACTAGGTAGTATAGTTCCATTCTGATCATTAGTATTTGTATTATTAGAACTATTTGAAAACACAGTACCATCATCTGCGTTAGAAAATGAATTTTTATTTTGCGCAGTATATGTTCCAGTATTTAATATACCATTCATATAAGTGTAATATGGATTATGCCCACTAAACTCACCATCCTCAGTAAACAAATCTGTATTAGAGTCTTGCATAAACACACAAAATTCCCAGCTAACAATCGCATTCTTTATGTTGTAAAAAATACCTCTAACATAATTCAACATTTCTATTTCTTTAATATGTTTAGGAAAGTCGCTTTCAAATGCTTTTTTAAATTTTGCATGTTCTTGTCCAAGCCACCCTTGTATAACAGCATTTAACTTAGCGGTTAAGCCATAATCATTTATATATTTTTTTAATACTTTAATGAAATCAAGATAAGGTAAACATTTCATGGCACTTTCTGGATCAATTTTTTCATCAATTTTATCTATAATCCATTCTATTCCAGAATCTCTAATAGTAAACATTAGCTGTTGTAACGCAATAGCTAGAAAACCAGCAGCTGCTTCAGATATCTCTCTTATAAAATCTATGATTGGCATAGTTATATCACTAATTTCTAAATCCAAAAATGTTATAATAATATCTATAACTGCAATATTTCTATCAATAGATTTACCAAACTGTGTTTCACTTATATATAACGCAAAGTTACCTTCATTAATGTGAACACCATTTAATTCTAATTCAGCAATTTGTTTTACTCGTGCATTAAAGTTTTCAATATCACCTTGTAGTTTAGTTTGCATTAAAATATTTTTAACTAAACAACATAATGCTTGATCAGATAAATAGAATTCACCGAATACACCAATTAAGTCTTTAGCTAGCATTTTAAATAATGGCTGATCAATACTTGTAGCTGAGTCTTCAAGCATAGTAAGTAAATCATTTGATCTACCAGACACAAACATATTTAGCTTATCTATACCTTGTAAATTATATGCTCCACCTAATTTTTCAGTATAACTATATGCATTATCCAGCCATTCTCTTGTTCTAGCCTCACGTAATGCTTCTATTGTTTGTCCAGATTTGGCAGCAGCATTAGCTAGTTCTGCATCTCTACTTTCTCTATTACTCATCTATAACACCATCGCTATCAGTTTCAGTTTCAGTTTCATCAATTGTTTCATTTAATTTTATATTAGGGTTAGTGTGTATAGCAGTATGTCTGTCTACAAATTCATTGTTATATATAAATCTGTGAAACCCATCATTTAACTCTTCAGTATTTTTTTTGAATTCTCTAGTAGTTTCGTTATCTACTAACATACGTGCTACAAATTTTTCATATTCAATATGCTTTCTCATTTCTCTAATTAGATTATTAGATAATAGAACACCAGACACATATCCATTTTTATTTTTTGTCTTCATCTTCTTTTTTTCCTTTTTTTCTATTATATTTAGCATCTCTATATGCTGCTTTTAGAACTGTTTCAGCAGCAGCTACACAATCAGGTGTTACATCTGAACCGTTAGGTCCATCTAATCCACTAACTACTCTATCGTACATTTCACATGCACTCATACCATCTATACCAGTATCGTTGCCGTTAGCATCTTTAAACATATTACCAATAGCTTCACCTTGATCTTTGAAGTCTGTGTTTTTATCAAAACCAGTTTTAGCATTAGCATCTTCACCAGTTGGTTCATGTTCTTTTGAATAATCGAATTCTTGTTTTAAACAATCTAAATGATTTAACGATTCATCTGAACATAGTCCTAATAATTGTCTAAGTTTACCATTCCAAAATATTTTAATATTAGCTTCAGGTGAATAATCAGACCACGCTTTATGTGGTATTCTACATAGTATAATCATTTTGAATTTATTCAACGCTTTATGAATTGGACCATATCTATAATAATTTTCAGTATTAAGTTTTGGTATATGAAAGAATAAACCTTTTAATATAATAATTGGCGTATCAATTGGGCGAGCTATAAGTTTTTCTATCATACCGATTATCGCAACCCACATTCTAGACCATATGAAATCCCAGAATAGTTTATTAATAAGATATATAAACATATCATTTAACTTTTCTTTAAACGAATTTTCAGTGTCAGCTATATCATCAGCAATACTTTTATCATATGCTTTATCTAATTCTTCAGATGTAAGATCACCCTTAGCAAATTTTAGTCCATCAAACGCAGCTTTAGTTATATCTGAACAAGCACCAATATTATTAGTTATTCTAGAGTCCCCAATTAATGGAATTAATTGAGACACATACCCTTTATTTAATGGTTCCCATATATCAATAATAGCTTCAGCTTTATCAAATGTTTCTTTTGTTATATTAGTATTACCGTCACCATTTATCAATGCTGCAGCTCTAGCAACAGCGTCACTATTAGCCGCAATATTCATATCTTTCAAGAAATCATTACGCATATCTTCTAACTGTTTTACTAATGCCTCATTCTCTTTTATACCAGCTAATACATTATCAATTGATTTTTCTCTATCACTAACACCACCATCAACAGGACACGCACCAGCATTAGAACCAGTTGATATATTACTTGGTGCTCCTACGTTTTTAACATTAAATGATATATTTCCATTATTTAATAATTCACCTAGTGCTTCAGGTGTTAATTCTTTACCTAATATATCATTTATTTTACTATCCATCATTATAACTGTCTCCTAAACTTATTACCAAACATATTAGAACCTCTACTATTTCTTGAGCCAACCATTTTTGGTCTGTTATATACTGGTGGTGCTTCTGGATCTCTAATTCCAGTATTTGTTTTATCACTAAATGTAACTATACTTGATTCAGATCCTCTGCCGTCGAATTCATCCATGCGTGGATCACGCATAAACTTTATCCTATTATCATAGTTATTCTTAAGTAGAACACCAAACTGATGGTAGAATCCATAGATAGCTAAATGAAACGCATCAAGTACGTGGTCTTCACCTTCATATGTAAAATCACCACGAGCAGTAATAGACTTAATAGTATAGTCTCTCATCTGTCCAACTAATCTATGAGCACCATCTTCCTCTAATGGAAGTATCATTCTACCTTCTTCATTAGCAAGAACTGATTGGTTAATCATTAAGCCTTTATTACGTTTCTTAACTTTCTTTTTAAGAATAGGATCATAATGTTCAGTAGATGCACCAGAGTCAATAACATGTAATTTTCTAGCCATACCCAACATTGGGTGTTGTCTACCATAGTGTGTTAGTTCTTCAACGTTAGTATCACCAGCTCCATAATCAACATAAACGAAATCTATCTTTAAATATTCCATCAATCTAATTATTTCTTTACGAGTTTCACGTTGAGTAGCATCTTTTGCTTTAACACCTTTACGATAGAATAATCTAATCTTACCAGTGCAATCTATTTTAACTTCTTCGTTTTTAGTATGATCATAATACTCAATGAATGTTGGCACTTGACAATATTCTATTACAACTATTTGTCCACCATTTTTATAAGTATTCCAGTCAACACCAATAATATATTTATTACCAGATTGTTGTGTAAATCCAGGGTCAAATATATCTACATCATCAGAAATATAATCAGAGAAATATGGAACTAAACTAGCAGATATGTGTTTATGTTTATATACACCTTGTAGTTCTTCGCCAAACTCAGCACCGAACTCTCTGAGATATGCTCCGTCTGACATAACTGATTTGAATTCAAATTCAGTAGCATCAGTGATAGGTAAACCTTGTTCTTTAGCTTGTTCAATTGATACCCAGTTAGGATTATCAGGATGCCACGATGGATAGTGTCTATGCCACCAACCAATATCTTCGGCTTTAGTACACCAAGTGTAATACAATCCTCTAGCACCTGATGGTGTAGAACAAGTTCTAATCTTAGTATCTTTATTTGTATTAGCGATAGGTAGTACAGCTTGCTCCATAATATCACGAGGTATATAATCTACCTCATCTAAGAATATCATATCAGCAGATTGTCCACGAACAGATGTACCTTTGTTAGCAGAAGATATTCCTAGAGTCATACCCTTAATAACTGAACCATTAGAGAAGTGTATTTCATTAACGTCACTTCGTTTTACTTTTGTAATCATATTATTAAGATATTCTGAATCAGATATTAGATCAAGTAATGTATCAAAGATCATTTTAATTTGTGAGTCCATAGGGGTCATTACTAGTACGCTAAATGGAATAGGTTTAGTACCATTAGTTTCTAACATAACAGCTAGTGGTTGCGCTGCTACCCACCATAAAACGTCAGCACATAATGTAACGGTTTTACCAAGTCGTCTACCATATCTAAGCACTATCTTTTTATTAGCTCTGGATGCTTCTAGAACTTCTCGTTGGTAAGAACGTAGTTTCAGTGCTTGTTGTGGATCGTTAGGATTGCGTAGAAATGCTTCGGCCCATTTAGCTGGGTCTTGAATTGTTTCAGCAAACCATTCTTGATATTCTTTTGTTAATGCCATACGTACCTCTGCGTGTTAATTGTAGTATAGCCTATTGGTGCATAAATTGAGCTTCACTACCCATCATACTTCTACCATTCATTCTAGCTTTAGATATAGCTTGTATGGCACGTTGTCTTTCAGTAGCAGCACCTTGACTTAAATAATCGAAGTTTAATGAGCCACCCATTTCTCTTGAATTAATACTTGATAATTGATTCATACCATTGTCTATTGTATTAACTGCTGCTGCACCTATTGGGTTACCTATCATTTTAGCAACTGACCAACCAAGTTGAGCAACCGCAACATACGATGAAACTTTCATAGCCATGATTCCAGCTTTAGCTCCAACTAATCCAGCATTCAAAACATTTTGATGTATATGTTTACCACCTTTAGCCATAAATAAATTAAATTTAGCAGTTGCAATATTCTTAGTTTTACCGAACCAACGCATATAGCCTTTAGATTTACCACCATTTAATAAATCATCAGACAGGTCATCTATCTTACCAGCAATCAAATCATATCTAGCTTTATTATATCCAGAACTATCTGAAACTCTATCAAATGCTTTATTTTTTAATTCTAATCGTTTAAAGTGTGCTCTATCAGATGGAGACATATCTTGAAGTTCTTTTACAGTAGCATCATATCCAGCAATCTTAGCTTTAATATTTTTTTGATAGCTTGTTTCTGATAATTTAAAATCTTTATTTATCCCTAAGTATCCTGTGTCACTATCATATGATAGTACACCTTTAGATAATCTATTAACAGTTTTAGGCATATCAACATTAATACGCTCACCAGCAGAACCTGGTATATATTTTTTAGTTTTAACATCAAATTGCGCAGTTTCATAACTACTAGATTGACCATATTTAAAACCAACACTAAGTTTATTTGCAGCCCATGTTAGTAATTTATTACCCTTGTTTTTTGGATCGAAAATACCACTTCGTATTTTAATAGCATTTCTACTAACACTCCACGAAGACGGGCTATAGCGCATTTGCGCTAGAGGATTTAAATACCAGTTAGCTGAACTACCAGCAAAGTCTTTAGCTTGATCTAATGTACTTAAATTATCCTCATGATACTGCATAACTTATCTACCGTGTCTTGACTTAGATAGTGATAATGATAAACCAGTATGGTTACCAAGATTCATTGCACTTTGATTACGACCTTTTCCTATTCTACTTTGTAATAGTTTTGAGCTATATCTTGAATCTCTCATATATCTATCAGTCATGTTTTGAGTTGCAGCATGCATGCCGCCATTCATAACAGCTACACCAGTCATTGCTGCTGCGCCAACTGTGTATGTACTTTTCATTGTAATTTTTTTCACCATATTAACACCTTTAGCGTTATATAATGAATTACTAATTTTACCTGTAGTATGTAAACCTTTACCTAGAAAACGTTGTCCTTTATAAAGTCCACCCATTGCCCCTTTAGTTACTGTTTTAAGAAAATTTAAAGCAGATGCTCCTTGTTTAAACATTTTAATACCTCGTATGATTTATAGCATTGGCGTGTAAATTCAATGCTATGTTTTTATTCGTAATAGATTTAGTTGATGTAACATATCCACTACGAGTAGAATTTCTTGGACTAACCATAACTTTAGTTGTAGTCTTATCCAAATGAACTTTTGATCCAAAATCAGTTGATAACTTTTTAATATCATCAAATCCTCTAGCGTAACTAGTTGGCATATAGGCTGACCTATTTGCAAACCGATTAGTTTGTGGACCTACACCTAATCTATTACGCCCTCTATGTCCACCAGTTGCAGCTTTACTAACAGCGAATGCGGTAGCAATAACCGCAGCACCAATGAAAATACCTTTTTTATTTTTAGACATTTTTTGTAAAATGCCTTGTGTGCCATTTTTAAAAATAGGAGCATCTCTAAAATATTTACCAAACGCACTTATTTTATTAACTACTTTATCTTTAACATCTAGTATACCTTTTGTAACCTTAGCTGTTTCTAACTTTTCAGGAGATATAATCTTATCAGATTTTATTGGTATAGGTTTACCATTTTTAATATCAATTATATCTTGCCTTACATTAGCATTGTCACCAATGATAATATTTGGTACAGCATTTTTTGCTTTCTTAGGATCTGTAATTAAGTTTAAATCATATGTTGCTATATTAGTATCAATTACATCACGAACTGCTTCTAAATTAGCTGGATTAATTAAACTCGTTGGTAACGACATTATACTATTCCATCCATCGCATTCTTAATAATATCTTCCATGCTATTAGATGTATTAACACCATATCTTTTCTTAGATAATCTTGTGGCCATAAACTCATTAAGTAATTTAGACTTTAATGTTTTAAGATCCATTTTAATAGTAAACTCAGGAGCTACGTCTTTACTCATAGTAGCACCACCACGACCCTCTTTAGTAATCTCTTGTACTAATGATGTATTAGCAAGCATACCAGACGTTCTAAGGTCTAACACTTTTGCGTCAATAAAATCATATAACAATTCCATTTCAACAGTATCAGCAGTATCTATATCTAATGCGTCAGTTAATGCTAACTCTAACTCATTTATCATTTTCTTTTCAATTGGGCAAGCATATCCATCTGGTGCGAGTCCAGCTTTTAATAATGGGCAAGACATTTTATAAGGACATTCTGTTGAATCACATTTCATTACAATAACTGTAGCTGATATATTCATCATACCACGATTCATAATTTCAGATAGTTGTTTAAGCTTATCTTTATTTTTAATTAATCGTAATAATTCTTCTTCAGGATATACGGCTAGTAATGGAGTAAGATCACCAATTTCATCTTGAATTATTTCAAGCTGTTGTATTGGTGTTAACTCTTCTCTTAAATTTAAATTACTTGACATAGTCATTCTTCCTTAATTTTTTACTAACTAACTTACTTAGTTTAGCTTTTAGTTTTTGTCTAACAGTTTTCATCTTTTTATTAATAGCACGTCTTCGTCCAGTAAACATAAAAATCCTTTGTTATATACTATAGTATACCGATTTATAAAAAAAAAGAGTATACTTTTACGTATACTCTCTTAAAAGATATGTTATTGGAAATGCTGTTATTATAAATAGGGGTATTTATTATAATAATGTTATGGTTAGGAATCCTCTGATGGAACGCCTAGATCGGTTGCTTTATCTAATAAACTTTCCATACTTCTATCAAGTAAAACCTCAGTAGCAGGATGTGCAATTTTATTAGACATACAATACTCGACGATACTATCAACTAATAATTCCTTATCAGTTTTAATAGGCTCGCCAAAATATCTGATCATATCTTTTTGATCCATTTCTGAATCTTCCATCAAACCAAGAGGTTTAATGTTTTCATTTATTGTTTTATCTTTACCATAATTTTCACGCTTAACATTGCCTTCTTCATCGAATGATTGAATAGATAGTGAAATCCATCCATCATCTTCACCATAACGTTTATTAGGTGCTTCGGCCATGAAGCTAATTGCAGATAGTTTAGTACTATCATTTAATTTTTTACCATCAACTGTAATTATAGTTCCTTCATTTGTAAGGTCCGTTTCAATTGTAAATTTCATATTATATTTCCTTTTTTTTAATTAAAAAGGGTAAATTACTTTACCCTTTATTATCTACCATATAGTATAGTATATTTTAAAATTACATGAAGTTGAAAGGTGTAGATTTATTAATAGATGTATTGAATATTTCATCTGGTATATTAAACTTCTCACGATTACTAGTAGAACCAAACCCATCAACTTTACGTTTTGTTTCATCTGATAATGTTGTTTCTTGTATTTCGATTAATTCGACTTTAATTGGAACGACCTGAGCAATAGCTTCACCTAATACAATACGTTGTGTCTGTCTAGATGTATTAGTTATTATAATACCAACTTCACCACGATATGCTTCATCGATTGTTCCAGGTGTGTTTACAACTGTTAGTCCACGTTTAAGTGCATTACCGCTGCGAGGTCTAACTTGTAGCTCATATCCAGGTCCTACCGTCATTTTAAGTCCAGTACCAATAAGTGCACGCTCATTTGTTTGTAATTCAAATACACCAGACTCAACGAATTTACCCTCCATTGCGTCACCTTCTAATTTGATTTCATTATTACTACCAAAATGAGCATAAATTCTAGATACGTTATGTGCGAATACATCGAATCCACTATCGGTACTAGTTTTTGGTTTAACTGGTAAAGGTGCATCTTCATATAATTTCTCAACTTTTAAAGTATTAATAGGTGTAGCTACGGTTTCTTTTTTATCAATTTTAGATTCGGCCATTTGTTCTCCTTGTTGAATGGTATATATAATATAGTATTAAAACAAGAAAAGTAGTAACATTATATTACTACTTCCCAAAGATAAGTAAAAGAATTGGGTTATTTCTTTTTCTTCTTACCTTTACAAGCGTCACTTACGACGGTTGATGTCTTTTGATTCTTACCATAATTCTTAGGAGCATTTCGCTCTTTAGAACTTTCATGATTCTTATTACTAGTTTTATCTGAAGGATAAGCTCCAGTTAAATCTTGTGTAGTTAACATATCATCAAATGGTATAGTTGTATCTTTATTCATCGTACACTTCCTTTTTAGTTAAGTTGTGAAGTTTCAATAGAACTCCAAATGGCATATGTTCACGTTCAGTATCCATTGATATTAAACAATCACATAATACAGATGTTTGTCCGTCCCATTCACTAACACCATTACCACCACATACTTTACACAATGCATCAGGCATTTTAATATTATACAAAATATCATCATCTTGTAAATTTAATTCTGTTATAACATTCTGTAATTGATCCATTTTAAAATCACTCATCTTCTATCCTTGTGTAATATTTAGGCCAGCAAATAAGCCAGCACCAATTGGGTTGAAATCAAATTCGTTTAATGTGTGTGTACCAATCATAATACAATGACTTATATCTATTAAATTTAATTCATTAATATCTATAAATTGATATTCATCTATAAATACATTACCGTAAAAACCTCTTACTAAATCATTAAACCTAGACGGTGATGCAAATCTAACTTCCGTATTAGTTTTTGTTAAAACAATACGATCACGACGAACTTGGTGGTCGATATTATGTTTACAACAGAAATCATGCATTAACGTTTTATTAAACTCAACCATTGGTTTTGTCTTAGCAATCATAATAGTATCGTCATTAGATAATATAGCTTGCATAATTAGAAATGTTGATTTACCAGATTGTCTAGGCGCATTAATAACACATCGTCTATTTTCTTTATAGAAATTCATCATAGCTTGTTGATGCGTAGATATGGAGTTACCATACCTACGCATTTCTTTTTCACGCTTTGTTCTATTAGATTTTCTAAGATTAATAGACATCTATTTATCTCCTAATAAATCCGTTTCACCAACATCGCATTGACACTGAGTGTCTTCTAATTCTTTAATTTTAGTATTAGCTTGTTCTAATTTATTTGTCAACTCAGTAATTTCATTACCTAATGTTTTAATAATTTGAATAATATCTAATGCTCCGTCTGTGCCTGCTCTTGTTAATTCATCTAATGTCATACAACCTCCATTGTTATGTTGTAATTATAATATAGTATATTTTATATAAAAGAAGTAACTTTATTTTAACTATGTATAATTTCAAAGTCAACAAAATCTTTTAACCAATGCTCTTCTGGTTTATTATTTCTATAACTTCTATGACCAATACTTGAACGAACACCCAACATTAATTTACCTATACCAAATTTATTTAATTTCTTATATCTTAATGCTCCACTAAATATGTTATTACTATCATCAAATAAAAATAAATGTAATGCAAAGAAACAGTCATGTATTGCTGCTGGTATAGAAACATATTGATTATGAGCAGTTGTATTAAACCATCTAGCAAATAATGGTATAGAAGCACCATCTTGAATAGCACCTTTATTAATAGTTAATTTATATACAACATCAAGATATCTAAATATAATCCACCACTCATCATTGAACACAATCAGGTCTCGTTTAAGTAGGTGTTTCCGTCTTATATCTTTATAAGGATATAATATGATGCCTTCATCTTTAAAGTCGTTATATTGACGCTCTCTTATAGCTTTATTTGTTGATATGAATTCACTTGGTATTTCGCCAGAACATGCTAATACTTCAAATGATCTTATCTTATCCATTCGTTTCATATTTACTCCTCATAGTATTTATCAAAATTATCATCGTGAAATTTCTTAGCGAATCGTTTAATCCAAATAGCCCATAATTCATCGTCACTAAAATAATCTCTAATATTAACATGTGAGTCTACACCTAAACACCACACCCATGTATTAAATGCTTCAATCTCAGCATTTAAATATCTAGATAGTTGGTCTTTATTAATAGACATAATTACTTCTTATCTTGACACGGGCATTTTGCCATGTCTAATAGTATATTATTCCTACTAATATATAACTCATCTACTTGTTTTTTTAATTCATCAATCTCATCTCGCATTGATTCATTACGAATCAATGTTTCTTTTATAGTCTCAATATCCAATCTAATAGATTTAATATCATTATTACCAAAAATCATTTTAGCAGTATATGATATTATTGCACCTAATAAAAACAGTAATATTTGGTCTGAATACGGCATAATATATCTCCTTAAATGTGTGGTGGATTAATTTCCACCACACAACATAATTAATCTATATCTTCATATATAACCCATAAGTATACATCACTAACAGGAATATCAGACATCTTAACTTGTGCAACTAATGCAGCTGGTTCAAATACTGTTTCTACATTTACATCAGCATCAACATATCTATATTTCCTATTATCGTATTCACCAACAGATAGTGTTGACCCATCAACGCCAATTGTTGTTATGAGTTGATAATCACTAGGATTTAAATTTGATGGATTTAAATGACTACTATATCCAGATACTCCATTTAATTTAATACTATATAAATTAATATTAATAAAATCATTAGATCTAATTGTAGATGAACCGATTATTAATTTAACTTTTTTAACTTTAATTTTCTTAGATGCAACATATGGAATATTCGCAAAAGTAATATCACCATTAACATCTAATGTTTGATTTGTTCGAACTTCACCAACATTAAATAATACTATCACTTTTCCACCACCAGCGCATTGATTAGCAGCACAGTATTCTTCTACCCATTCTACTGTAACTAAATCATTTGGATCTTCTATTTCATTATCAGGTCCAACTGATACGTCTCCATTAAAAATAGTATCACCACCTATTGTTACGTTACCACCTATGTTGGTATCACCGCCAATATTAGCAGTTCCACCTACATTTATATTACCTCCGATATTAACTGTTTCATCGATATTAACAGTATTGTGTAAATTGATTTCACCATTAACATCAACGCTATCATTAAACGCAACATCACCATCGAATTCAGTATCACAGTTAAATTTAGCAGCAGTATTAACAACAAGTAATTGCTCACAACAATCTTGTGCTGGTGTTGGATGTGGACATCTGCCTTCATTGTGACCACAGTGTGCATCATGTACATGTACTTGCGGACAATCTGGGTTGTCAGTTATTTGTATTAACACATCAGGATTATGACAAACATCACCTTGTGTTATTTCAAAATCGCGATGATTACCAATATTAATATTTAAACCATCTCTGTTTCTAATTATATTTTTATCTAATGACATAATAAACCTCCTAAGTTTATATATTTCTTAATACTTGAATTATTATATATACTATAACAATCAAAGTTATAACATTACCAATTCTAGCTTGTGTGTATTTATCCATATTAGTCCCACTCAATCCAATCTATATTGTCTAATGTATCTGGTTGCTCTAACGCTGGTCGTTTAACACTATTATCTACAGCAACAATAGATGGACCAATTATTAATACACAACCAATTAATATAAATAATAATAACCACAATATTATAGCTACAATATTATTCATGTTCTTCACCTGTTTTATTCTTAATATTAACATCAGTATCCACATCAGTTGTATGCTCAGAGTTATCAATATGTTCTCGTGATCTATCATCACCATTAATAACTTTTGTTTGTTCCACTATTTTAGTTTCTTCTTCTAGATATCTAAAATCTTCTTGCATTACTTTTTCCATAGTGTGCGTTGATGTATTATTTGGTGTACTAGCTACATTTACTTTGTTATTTGGAATAATAACCATTTTAGACATAGTTCCGTTTAGATTATATGTCGTAGTGCAAGCTGTTATAAATAACAATAATAATAATGTTTGTTTCATAATATTACCTATGTACTTCCACGTCAGTATTAACTTCTGTCTCATGTTTAGAATCATTTTTCTTAACCCTCGACTTATCATTCCCACCAACATCTTTTGAATTATCTGTACCATTTACAATTTTAGTATCCTCAGTTATTTCAGTTTCTTCTTCAAGAAATTTGAAATCTTCCTGCATTATCTTCTCCATTGTAGATGCTACATTAGAGTTAGAACTAGAGCTTTCCGTTGTTGTTGGTGCGCTCTGTATATTAACTCTCGTATTAGGTGTTATTATAGCTTTAGTTGGACCATCAAAATGGTAGTTAGTTGTGCATGATACTATTATTAATAACACTAACATTTTAAAAGTGAGTATCATTATATTATCTCATTATTATGATAATCAATCCAAACGTACACATCTTCTACCATAATATCACCAGCTAAATCTATAATAGCAAACATAAGTTTTTCACTATTAAATTTGTAATCAGAATGTTTATATTTAGTAACATAATTATTAACAAATTCTCCAGGTGCAGTCATATCAACAACTTCAACAAGTTCACAATCTGGTTCTAACGGAGTATCTTTTGTTATAAATATGTTACGTTTTTTATCTACATCCATTGTGTAAATTTTTATTGACGCACTACCACCAGTTGGTCCAGTTGTTACACGCAAGCCCATAACTTTAACCTTTTCTAGTGTGGCACCAACTGGACAACTCACCCAATAAGGTATTGTTTCAGACCAGTTAGTGTGTGTTATTCCGAGTGGTTTATCATCAACTAAATCTCCGTTAGCCATTAGTAAAAACTGTCTTGTATTTTTATCTTCCATTGTAATTCTCCTTTTATGAAACTACCATTACTCGTCTACGCTGAGCTGGTGCTGTGCCTTTTATTTCTATGAATGTATATTCTGAAAGGTTACCAGACCATGACGCAGACGGATATATGTAACCTATATTACCAGCACTATATGTATTATCATTAACCGTTAATGCTTGTACACTATCAATATCAATAGTAAAATCTGATCCAACTTTTACTATCTTTATGTGAAAAGTAGCATTATGTGAAACAACGCTACCTTCACCGAGTAAAATGCCAGTTGTTCCATCTCCACTTGTATTATTTTTGTACATCTTGACATGAGTGCCATCCCACTTCACTTCATATAGTATCGAATAGAAGTTACTAGCATCTTGTAACCCAAACACTACACCACCGTGAGCGAATCCGCCATCACTAGCAGTTTTAATAGTGTTGGTGAACTCAAAGTCACCAATACCATTATTCTGGTCACGAGTTAATAACCCAGTCTCACCAGAACCATTATCAGCGACAATGGTTCCAGTTTCATCTCCTGTTGTACTACCCCAACTTCTTAATCCACCATTACTCCAACCTGTTACAGCCATAATTTACCCCACATATCTATAGTGAACTGTTACATTAAAATGACCATTAGTAACAGTTGTAGAGTTTACAGCCACATTAACTGTGGCTAATTCTCCAATTGTCTGGTTTTGATCTGGAATATGTAATACTGGTACAGTATTACATGTTTGATTTGTAGCGAATATATCACCTGTTGCGGAACCAATAATATTAAATGTAGTTTCGCCATTTGAAGATATTGCCACAACCTTTTCTATAATAATAGGATCAGTTGTAATCCACATTGTAAAGTGGTCACCTGGCTGTGGCTCAGCAATTGTCATAGCTTTAGTCAGAACCATTGTGTCTACATACTCTTTAGTAACAAGCTCTTTCTTCTGAGTTAATCCAGATACTGTAGACCCTGGAGCTAAGACTGTACCTGTAGCTGTAATCTTAAGTATTTCAGTGTCAGCACTGTATACAGAGAATGGTACACCACTAATATTAGGTACACCTATGATATTAACACCACCGTCATCATTGTGCTCAAATATAGCACCATGTCCAACTATAAACCGCTGATTAGCTTTTATATCAGTATCTGAGTATATTGTACCAGTTGTAGATATTGCGTTGAAAAACATTTTATCATTAGTATCACCAACTGTCGCGTGTGAATTACCATTAAAACCGTAATAGTGTCCAAGTCCATGTTCGGGAGATGTAAACTTATACGATATGACCTTAGTCATATCATGCACAGGTGAACTTGTATTATTATCTTCAGATAGTACCCACATATTATTATCAACTAGTCTTAATACATAGAAATCATCAGAGTCATGCTTATACACATCGTTAGATTCGAATGTATAGTGCCCATTAGCAGCAGTCTTTGGATTTTCTACATTTGACACATTTATCCCGCCTGAAACATCTGGAGCTAGTGGCGCAGCATTAATAACGCCACCAAAATCATTTGCAGTATTAACTTCTATTAACTTACTATTACTAGGTTTAATAAAGCCTACAGTGTTACCTTGTTCCCACATTACACCACTAGGCATGTTTACTAATTCCAACGCTGTTTCAGCAGCATTTACAACTGGTATCATTCCAGCAGACCCACTGTATGTATCAGGAGTATCAAGTAGTCCTGTGAAGTTCTTAGCACCAACAAGTAGCATCTCAACATATATATTCTCATTATTATTATGAGCACCTATATGTGAACCAGGCGCAACATCAAAAGAGTAGTAAGCACCTTCATCTGTTCCTGCATCAGTAATCTTAAAGTTCATATGGTCAGTAGAGTTTCTATCACGATATGATACATAGTCGTTCTTTTTAAGTATAGCCAATCCACCAACAGCGCTTGCTCCATTAATATCAGTCTTTGATATAAAAACCTTAGTAACACTTGCAAATGTAGCGTTGTTCATAGATGCATGACCAGCTGTAGGGTCACCAGAAATGCTATTGGAAAACTTATATTTAGCAGATGCTATACCTAAACCAGATTCTTCTGTAAAGATTAGACCATTACCGTCGTTATTAACAGTTACGCGTTTACCTTCATTGCCAGCATATGAGCCAGGAGTATCTGTTAATCCAAGGAAATTACCACTACTTGTAATACCACTTGGTATAATAATTCCTGATACTTGTGCGTCAACGTAACTCATTGTTGCTGCGTCAGTTGCATCAGTTGGGTAACTGATATTCTTAATTTGCTTGGCACCACCATCATTTCCAGCTGTTAATACACTAGCTAAATCTTGTAATGTACCTGATGGAATATTTATGTTACTAATCTCGTTATCAACATATGCTTTATTTACAATATGACCAGATGCTGTTGGCGTAAATGTTGAATCGACTAAAACAGTACCATCTGATTGTAGTGATTTGCTTTGAAAAGTAAAAGTGTTAATCATCTCAGCAGGTAAATCGGTTGAATCATATGCCAGATTTATAAATGTTGTGTCTAATTCTGATGTAAATGGATTAAGTCCAGATAGTACTATTTCGACACCTTTAAGCGTTATAGAGCCAATACCTTCACCAAATGGAGTTATCCATTTTACAAGAGTACCCTCGCCATATGTGTCTAGTGCATCTTTATACAATTGATTAATCGGTATAGTGGTACTACCAGTTGTTAAATCAAATGTTGGTATACCTAAACTATCAACGTATTTCTTCTGAGTATAATCTTTATCATCAGTTGGTGTATGATATGCGTTACCTTTAAGTGGATTCGATTGCGTAGCAACCTCAACATCGTTACCAGATAGCTTTATCACACCACTTACTAATGCAAGTGACCCAGTATTAGTTGCGTCTACTAACTCTATTGTAGGTACATCTGCACCAGATCTACCAAATATAACTTTTGTTGTATTATCTACAAAACCAAAAGTATCATTAGTATAAGGTCCGTTATCAGTAATATCTTGTAATGTATAACTACCACTTGGTATAACAATGCCCGATATTGCAGTATCTACGTATTTCTTTTGAACATAATCAACATCAGTTAATGGTTTATTATAATCTCGTCCAATTATACCAGATGGTATAATTTTAATAAAAGGACTACCACCAGCCTGATCACCTATAACTGCTAAGTCATGGTTATATACTGAAACATGTTGATTTGAATATATATTTAACCCATCTTTAGTAAGATTGGAATATTCTGATGCTGGATTGTCGCTAACAGTCATAGAATGTGATGTTAATGCACCTTTCTCCGTTACTGCTTGTAAGTCTGGTGTAACACCAGAAGGAATGCTTGATATTTGTGTGTCCACATAACTCATTGTTGCTGCGTCAGTTGCAACAGTTGGATCAAGTATATTCTTAATCTGCTTAGCACCACCATCATTTCCAGCTGTTAATACACCTGATAGAGTAGTTCCAGATGGAAATACGATGTTTCCAATTTCAGTGTCAACATAGTTTTTAGTTGCAGCATCTTGTAATGCTGCTGGGTCTAATATGTTCGTAATCTGTTGAGCACCACCATCGTTACCTTCACTTAATACACCTGATAAATTTTGATTTGATCCAGGTGGAATAATTATACCAGATATAACAGTGTCTAAATATTCTTTAGGAACTAACATTTTCCCATTAGAAGATGAATTCATAGTATTATTAAAATCATAATATGCACCCGATGCAACTAATAATGTTTCGTTTATATGTGCATTTCTACCTACTAATAATGTTTCGTGTATATGTGCATTTCTATCTATTGAAGCAGAACCATGTACTAATAAATCCATATTAGTATATAAACCAATAGAACCAACGTTAGGTATATAATTACCACCATCATCACTCTCTTCTACTTGTATAGTGCCAGTACAGGTTCCCATAGCGCTCCAGTTAGCATTAACTGGTGACAATGCAGTTGTTGTATAACAACTGTCTGTCCAATTACCTGGACTCATATCATTTGTTACACACCACACTGATGCTACTCGCATTATCCATACACCTTGGTGTTCAACATCATCACTTCCATCTTTTAAATAATAATGATCACCGTCACCATGTGAGCCATTAGGGTCATAACTAACATATGTATATTTACCATCTGCATTACCAACCCCATCTATACCAGAACCATCACTCGACCCAGCTACTAGAAGATGACATGGTATTTCTATTGTTAAATTAGGTCCAGTTACTGGACAAGTTCCAAGTGTAGTTACATTAGTAATACCGTCATCTATTAAGCCGTTTAATTTACCACGAGGTTGAACTGCAATTGAACCAGCTACAATTGCAGCATAATCTTTATCATTATATAATACTTCACCAGAAGCTATAACTGCAACATCCCAATGGCCACTTCCTGGAACACCACCTCCACCTACCACAGATAGAGGATTTGTACTTGTGCCGTTACCAGTTAAGGTAGCATCAGTTGTTACTGTCGATAATTTACCATCTAACGCTGACTGTAATCCACTTATCGCTGCGATAGGATGTTGATTAGCCATGTCTCTATTTGTTAGTGTATTGTGATCAGTTGAACCAGCAACCATATCTACTGGAACAAACTCTGTTCCATTATATTGTAATATTTGATCAGTAGTAATACCAGTAGTATTTACTCCTGATATGTGTGTAAATATAGATGGCTTTTCATATATATAATACTCACCACTATGATTAACATGATAATCGTCTTTTAAATATCGCAATGCTTTTTCATCAGTATTCCATGATATTTCACGGTCTAGTTGGACGCTACTTACTTCAGAGGTATCTCCCTCTAATAGTAGATATATACCACTTATATGTGTACTCATATATTATTCTCCATTTTTTTAATTTATAATTTAACCACCTAATGTTACAGTTAAAATTAATATCTTATACTATTTATAGTATAGTCATTATATAGAAAGAGAGAGTGTTTAAACTCTCTCTTCTACTTATAATTTATTCTTACTTTGTAATATCTGCTTACCTAATTTCTTAGGCAGTAATTTCATCAATATATCTATCTTATCCTCCATAACACTTATAGTATTAACTAACTCAAATATATTAACATCTTTACCATTTAAACTAAATGATCCATCTGGTTTAATTATTAAAGTTTCACCTGAACCATTACTGATATTAAGAGCTGCTCCACTAGCGGTTCCACTAGTGGAAATTACACTATCTACATAATCTCTAGTAGCTAAATCATTATTAACAGCAATATTATATGCCGTAGCTTCAGGGATACCAAGCACAGATGCAGTACTATCAATTGGAAACCTAACAACATCTCCATCTAAATCATAACGAGCAGTACCACTTGGACTATACGCCATCCTGTCATCACTACTCATATATCTATTAAACTCAGCGTCTTGCGTACTATTTTCTGTCGGATTACTTACTAACGCATCTGCGCCAACAGTGTTTCTTAAACTATTATTTATTCTATTATGTACATCATTAATAATATTATCAGTACTAGATAAACTAACACCACTGTCTATTACTTCCTGTAACGTAGGTGGAATGCCTGGTGAACTTGGAGTAATACCACCCCATATATTATTATTTAAATCACTACCTCGTATATCACCTAATACAGATGTATTATAATTATCTACAGACATATCTGATATAGCTAAATTCATACTGTTACGATATGCATCATCTAATATTCCATCATTTAACTTAGATATAATATCGTCTACTGTATTTTGTGTTTCAATAATTCTATTCTGTTCGTTTTGTTCTAAGTCGTCTTCACCCATACTATCCCCTAACGTTCATTATTTATTACTTCTAATTCATATATTACACTGTCTATATCATAATCACTAACCATTAATATCTCTACTATATCTGATAGCTCTCTAGACAACATAGGACTATCTATTTCACCGATATAATCACTAATTAATGCTATGGCTTCAGTTACTTGAGATTGGGCCGTATTAGGACTATCTATTGCTGCATATAATACACTTAATATTCTATCTAATTCATTCATATTCTTTGTTTCCTTATAGGTTTAATATAATATACGGATATATCATATAGTTCTATTATACGCTCTTTAGTGTTTTTTATATGGTTTATTTTATCTTGGGGTTTGTCGTAGTGTTCTCTTACCCTTATATGTATTGTATATAATATTTTTTATGCGTGGCAAAAAATATCACTTTATATATATCACAGCTAAACAGCCCACCCCCTCTTTTTATACCTGTTGTGGTGTTCATTAACGGTATATAGGGTTTTTGAATATTTTATAAGTACCAAGTTATTTTATATAATATGTTAGCTGAAGTTCGCTTCGTGCCCACGGTGTGTTATATAATATTCGTATTTTTATTAATTTTATAGTCAGGAGACTATCATGTTTACAGTTTTATTAGTATCAGTTGTTCTTGTTGTATCAGTTGTATCAGTATCTATTAATGTAGTATCAGAAAAGGAGTTCACTATGTGGACAGTTATCAAGAGTGTTGTAGAAGCAGTAGTTGTAGGTTGTTATGTCGTTATGTTTGCGATTGTTGAAGAGACTATGCTTGGTAGTGTATTGTATGTACCTATTGTAGCATCTATTGTATTCATAGCTTATGTTATGATTCAATTAAACAAAGAACAGAACAGAGTACTAGTAGCATCAGTGTTTGTTGCATGTATGGTTTATGTTGTGTGGGTGTGTATTAGTGTGATGGGTGCTGCTATCAATGATACTAGTGACTTTGCTTATACCATTACTGCTGTAGTAGGTAGTAGTGTGCTTGCTAGTGTGGCTGGTAGTATGGCTATTGCTATCATGTTCTATATAGTTAAGGCTATACAGGGCATGGGTGGTGATATGGGTATGTATACTGATATTAGTTATATGGGTATGTGTACTGACATTAGTGATATGGGTATGTGTACTGATATCTCTACTATGGGTGACTCATGTCAATGGTTCAGTGGTATTGCATTTAAACTCTCATTCCAAGAGGGCGCAAAGAAACAAGACATGTGGAATACAGTTACTAGCAGAGCTCTATACAGCGACATTGAGTATAATGAGTATAATGGATATACTGTACACAATGCATATACACTAATGGCTGATGAAGAAGATGTGTATGGTGACATGCAAGAGGATATGATACAGAGTGCTATTAGTAATCATATGACTATTGTTAAGGCTAAGTCATTAAAAGCACGTTCAAGACAAGGACGAAATGACAAAAACAGTAAGTAGCATTATTGTTAATCTCTATTTGGTGTCTTTTAATTAAGGCACTAATATAGGTATTAATAATTGTTATAGACTATACTCGATAAAGACTTTAATTTAAAGTGAAATAAGTACGTATAGATAATAACGCAACGAAAGGATTTACTATGCAATATGCTGGTAAAGGTGCAGTAAAAGTGATTTCAGAAAACAATTTTTATACAATAACTTATATGGGTTTGTTTGATCCATCTAAAAGTATAAAATGCATTCCAACTGAAATTAATATCGAAGAAATCAAAGGATTGTTTGCTAAAAATGATTCTGATGATTTCGAGGTGTTTATGAATTCAATTGGTTATGCTTCTAATTCTCAAAACTCAATGCCTAATACTCGCTATATGGAGTTGAATGGTTGGGAAGTAAGATATAACACAGTAGGTTAAGTAACAAGTCCTGAGTAACAAGTCCTGAGTATGACTATAAAGTGCTCATTTCCCTTATTTTTATTAATTGATTAGTCAAGGAGACTATTATGAAAGATTCAAAGAAATTAGTTACAGTGTTTACAAAAGTTGGTTCAGTAGTGTATTCAAATGGATTATTGATTGGTATGCTTAGTGGTGATCTCTTTACTCACTATTATGATTCAACTAGGTCTCGTGAAGAGTACATCCGTGTCCGTTCATGTATTACAAATGCTGTTATTCTTAGTCTTTACTCTAATGATGAAGTTCATTATTACGTAAACTAAGCGACCTTATCATCACACACATTTCCCGTATTCTATTTTTTTTATTTATTAGTCAGGAGACTATTATGTTTACAGTTATTTTGGTATCAATTGTTGTTGTTGTTGTTCTTGTTATCGTATCATTGAAGAAGTTTAATGTTGCTGCAGAAGAAGTTATTGTTAATGGCTCAATTTGGGCTAACAATGAAGCTAATGCTGAGCTACTACACGGCTTAAGTTTCATGACGATAGAGAAATATAACACCTATGATATGTATGCTAGGAAGATTAAAACACTTCAAGCACAACATACAGGTATGGTATATATCAGTATGACTCATGAGCGTGCAGAAATACTAATGGCGACAGCTAACAATAAAGGTATTTCAGAAGTATGCATCAGTACATATGCAGAGTTAGGTTATATCTGTTAGTATATAAGACCCATCCCCTAAGACGTATGCGGGGATTCAACAAATTGCATACATGGTATCCAAATACAAATATTAAGCTTAGGAGCTTACAATGTTAGAATTTCTTACAAATCTCGTTATCTCTCTTTCACTCATTGCAGCAGCATCGTTACTTATTAAGTCTATTGACTATAGTAAGACTACTGGCACCATAAGAACGGGTGTAGCAATCATTCTATTCATCATGGCCATTGGTGTAGGACAAGAAGTAGAAGGAGGAGAAGTAGATACTGCAAGTTATGTTGTAGTAGAAATTCTTCCTGGTTCATATCTTACGTTCAATGTCAATGATGTAAAATTTACCAACGAGGCAGTATATATCAAACTAACTCAGCAAGAACGTCATATGTATTTTAACATGGAGCGTGCTGAGTATAAGATGTTTATTTCATTTGTCTATAACTCTAGATATAAGAAGTAGCAAACAGTATTATCACACACATTATAATCCCCAATTAAGGGAAGATAAGTATAATTAAGCTAAGGCAGTATAGCATGTACTAGGTACAGTTAGTCTATCATTATACTTATTGTTATTTTAATCCACTAGATATATTCTAGTAGAAAGGTAGACATTATGTTTACACTTATTATTTTGGCTATTATGGCTATCGTTGTTTCAGTTATTAGTATTTCAGTTGTTTCATTTAACAAGGAGGTTGTTGTGGATGTGGATATGTTCGCAGCGGCAGGTCGTTATTTCATTGGAGAGTCATATGC